TTCTTTATTATAAGCATATTCAAATGCAGCATCAAAGATACGCTTGCCAGCACTCTGCATAGCCCTACCAGCTTCAACACCACCTTTACCCATAGACACAATACCGATTGGGCCTATGGTAGTTTCAGTGCCTTTTAATACTTCAATCTTAGCCATTACGTTACCTGACTTACTTTATATCCATTGCCAGCAACAGTAGAAATCTGAGACATCAAAGCCTGATCAGCTGCCCACTGTCCTTCCATCTGCGCAAACCTTGCCTGAGATTCGTATCTTCCTCTGGTAAATAAACTTTGCAGTTGTATTGCTGAAAGCTCTTGTTCTGTCTTTTCTCTGCCAGCTTTTTGAATTGCTTTTAATGAACGGTCATCACCGCGTCTGTTGAATCCAGCAATAGCAGATGAGTTTTTAAGAAATGATGTGTATGCTTTTGATCTAGCTGTAGACTGACGTTCAGCTTGCAGCTTAACCATTTCTTTGTTTTCTCTAGCCTGTCTAGCAATCTCATCTTGACGCACACGTTCTGCATCAGCCGCTTGCTGTGCGCCAGTTATGTCCATTGCAGTGCCAACTGCTAATGCCGCATAAGCCCAAAAACTCATTAGAATGCCACCTCCACCACCATGCCGTTTAGCTGCATATCAAGTGGTGCTATCTGTGAGATTGTAACAATTGGGTCTTTGCTATAACCCAACACCCTAAATTCCTTCTTACCTGTAAAAGCCTGACGAGGCTGCGCAGGGTTAAAGTTAACATTGCGAATAATCATGTTTGTACCGTTAACAGAAATACTTAACGTATCCTTAATATCAAGAACAACATTAGTAATCTTACGAGGTCTGCCAGTCAAAGGCCCACCCGGAACCTGACCATCAATTGGCATTGTCTGTAACTCAGGAATAAACTTATAACCAATCTCAGCTGACGTTGATAGCTTAACTGCACTAACATCAACCTCACCACCAGCTACAGTAAATGATCCAAGATACTCTGTATCATCTACAACATCTACAACAGCACCGTTAGAAAAATGTGCAGACACATCGAAAACACCAGCAGTACCAGTAAAATCATTACTAAAGTCCATGTTTAAATCTTTATCAAACTGCTCTAAGAATAGCTTATTTGTACCTGATCCGTCATCCCTAACAGATACAGCAAACAATTCTTCGTCAACAGCACACACAGAATGGAACCTACCCTCAGTAGTCCAGCGCATCCAACCAGCACGTTTCTCAGCACGGATGCTGTAGAACACAGCAATCTCACCATTGTCCATCAAAAAGAATGCATAGGCACCCGGACGATCAAGCGCACCCTTAACAGATGTAAGTTGAATAGGGTTAGATATTAAATGAGACGAAAGTATTGATACCATGTTTGTTGTATAAGCACCTTCACTATCGTTAAAGATATACTCTCTAACTGCGCTACCAGTTGCTTGCACAAACAATGTGCCACCATCTAAAGATAATGGTCTGACATATCCAGTACCAAATGGTGTTTGTTCTGAAACCTTGGCAATAGATGCTGTAATTGGCTGATCTTGGAATGCTGGAAGATAAAACTCCCCTTGGTTAGCAAACACTTGCAAGTCTCTATTAGATACAAGATGCCTAATAAAGTTAGTAACACCCACAGATACTTCAAGATCAATGGCATCAAAGTCTTCACCGTCGCCAACATCAAAGTTAAAGAACTCACCAGAAGCTGATGCCCAAATGCCACTTGGCTGTGAAGGTGTACCGCCAAACCACAAACGATTTTCGTGAAACGTAATAGCAGCTGGGAAACCACGATACGAACTGTATGATTGCTCATACCAATCTGTTGTTGCAGCAGTGCTGCTTATAATAGGGTTGCCACCGCCAGTAGCTGTAGAAGAAGCAGAGCCGCCAGCCTGATAGTCAAACTCATTAGCATTCAATATTCTAGTAATTGTTCTTGTGCCATTTATGTTGCCATTATTGATGCCACCCAAAGCACCAGCATCACTAATGACAATGCTATCCCCAACAGACAAACCGTGATCAGGCATAACAACGTGAACTTTGTTAGAGCCTTCAGTTGTATTCAAAGAATCAAAGTCAAGCTGTCTTTCAATAGTACCCTGTACATCAGCGGTTGCTGTTGTTGAATTGGTAACTGCTGTAATATCAACTTGAGTATCGTGAATCAAAAGACTTGACCCAACCATACCAGCATTAAAATACGCAGAACTTGTTGTAAGTGTTATGCCACTACCAGTTGTAGCTGAAGGTGAAATAGTTACACCGCTACCTTGAAAGTTGTAATAAGGCTGAAGAATACGATTGCCATCAGCTGATGTATCAAACTCAAACACACGAACTTCAAATGAGGTAAGGCTAGTTCTTACAAGCTCAAGCGGCATAAAGTCATTATGCGCAATAAACATAAAGTCACCCTGTTGCGCATATGTAAACTCAGTAAGGTTTGTGTTGTCTATTGGCAAAGCATTAGTATCAACATCTTGTGTTAAGGTAGCTACTTTAGAGTTATATGATCCATCTGTATTGATGCGAAACACATCTATCTGACCAGAACTAAAAGCAACAACATACTTTTCGTCACTTGAGAAAACAAACGGCTCAAGACGAATCTGTTGTTTTAAACTATTATCGTATGTGTGAGAAAAGTTGAATAAACGCTTACTGCCAGAGCGATTAATAATACCGCCCTCTGCCCGAATGAATACATTCTTAACAGATTGACCGGCTTGATTATATACAGCTGAATCAATACGGCTAGTTAAGGAAGGGTTGATTTCACCAAAAACAAAGTTGTTTAGCGGTATGCGTATTCTCGCCATTAACTCCGCCTTTCAGTAATAAACCTCGATGTAACAAGTTTGCGTGTTGTTTGTTGTTGACTATCTAACGTCTTTGCTTGCTGAAGAAGCTCTGCCCCTTTACGCTCAAGCAATGCTGACAGTTGCTCATCTCTGGCTACTGATAACGCAAATGATGCGCCAAGAGCAAACTCAGCTGCAAGCGTAAAGTAAGAAGGAAAGCTAGGCTCCAATGCTCTGAAAGTATAGTCAGCAATCAATGCATCATTCTGTGATGAGTTGCTAAATACTTTGTCAGAATAAATATTGTACTCAATAATTGCATCATTAACTGTAACAGCATGAAGCATCAATAAATCTGAAGGTAGCTGATGAGCAGCATCATATCTACCAGTAGGCGCATTAGTAAGCAGATTTAACTCTGCTTGCTTTGTAGAAAACCGCCAGCGGCTAGAACACATTAACGTGCGAATTACATCTTCATATATAGCATTAGCAACAGTTGCTTCAGTGCTTGATGATGTAAACGAAGTAATCGGCTCTGCTCCAATAAGGATCAGGCCGCGCGATGCAATATCAATATCTGAATTAGCTACTGTTGGCATAGCGTAATGGGGGGCCGAAGCCCCCCACTCCTATTAGTCAGAGTCAGTTGCTGTGATTGCAACACCGTTAACAATATCGATGTTAGTGCCATCACTTTGATTGCAATAAGCATGCGACACTACAGGTGTGCCGCCTGTTGATGAAACAACAGTGATTACATCATTTTTGCGAATCATATCGATTGCATCAATAAAATAATCTTCTGTGTTTACATCTGCAATAGTATCAGCAGTTGTGTAAATCCACATACGCTGAGCTGAAGAGCCACCAACTAGGGTAAGACCAGATGCTGAATATGCCATTTTATCTTACTCCTTCTTAGTTGTTATCAAGGACTTCATAGACACCGTTGTCGTCAATAACAACAGCACCCATTGACATCATTGAAGTTGCGAGGTGAGCAGCTTTCTCAGGCACATAATTGATCTCTGTCTGAACATCAGCATTGATGCCAAGACCAACAGCAGTTGCATGGTAAGCCATATTCTTACCAGCAGTGATTGCTGATGTTGAGAAAATCTTGAAGCCCAAGAACTCTTTCATTGTCATGCCGCCAGCGAATGGCAGATTCTGTTCACCGACATAATCTGATGAGGCAAACTCATCAATCAAGAACAGGTCTGCATATCCTTTTGGATGCATAGCAAGATAACGCTGACCATCTTCTGGAATATTGGCGGTGCCAAATGTTTCAAAAAGAGTAAGCAGATTAGCTTTAGTCAAAGCTGCGCCAGTTGTGCTGATCTGAGTTGCATTCGCACCAGCGTCCATAGCTGTGTACAAAATGTCATCGGTTTTGCGACCCAAAGCAGCAGCAGCTGATTGTGCTACAGCTTGACGCTCATCGATGTTGGTCTTCAACTCATCGAGCTTGTCGATGTACTCTGGTGCATAGTAGTCAGCCATAGTAGCTTCTACGTTAGTATGCGCCAGTTCCATTGGAGTTACGTTGCCGTTACGAGACTTAGTGTTTGCTGATCCAGTACCAATCTTCTGGAAGCGAACAACAGAACCACGAACATTACCAGCGGTGCGAACAGTATTGCGGAGTTTAGAACCCATACGCTGATAAGCCATGTGAACTTCAGTCTCGAACTGCTTGATAAAGGCTTGGTCAATTGTATTAGCCATTTCTTTCAGTCCTTATAAAAAGTTACACTACACCAACGGTTGTCCGTTTCGTTCCTCATCCAGTTGTCCCATAAGGGGCTGTCAGATTAAAACAGGCCGTAATATCATTCAAATCTCACTTCTATGTTGTAATTGCAACGCACAAAACGCACACAGTTAAAGCCATTAATAACTGTAGGTTTGTGGGCAAAAATAAAACCTAACCAATCCAACCACTTAATTGTTTTGTTGTGATCAGCTGGTACAACATTTTCTAATATATCGTATTGAGTTTGGAGATGTTCTACAATTTGCTTAGTAACTCTAAGGAACTTACGCCACTCCTTGTCTATTAAATCACTACCAAGCAACCATATAACCGCACTATATAAATCATCTTCATCAGATATTCCTGAGACACCATACATACATGCTGGTTCTCCATTGATAAGAATAGTCCATGTTTCACCATTCTTATCAGCGAGAGGTAAGTGCAAAGCAGACCAAGGCGATGCGCCAGAGATCATGCATTCACGAATGTCTGTAGTCCTAAGACGATGTTGAAGATAACCAGCATGTTCGCTGGTTGCCTTCACTATTTCTACGCCATCTGCCTTATGGTAGATGTTACCGATAGAGTTGGGAAAAACCCTCTTCGACTTGCTTGACATATGCAGCATCTCTCTTGACAGGGTTCCAGTAACGTGGGTCTTGCATCATTGAACGCAGATCAGATTCTGATGTGCGACCAAGAGGCTGACCATCAGGTGATACAGATGATCCCTGCATTTGAGACATAAGAAACTCTAAAGCCTCAATGCCTTTTGCTGACTGACCAATGCTAACAATCACTTCCTCAAACTCTGCCGGAAAAAACTTTTTAGACCAGAGATCAACAGCTTCAATACGAGCATCAGCATTATCACCAAGAAGCTGACGTTCAGCATCAAGATCAGGCTGCATAGCCTCAAGAGCTTCTGCATACTGACTAATGCCATCTTCAAACTCTTCTTGGCTATATCCATTTTCATATGCATGATTAGCCCACCATTGAAACAATGCATTATCAGTTGCAAGCTCTGGGTCAACAGCTTCTGGAATGCTATAGTCACCAGCTGTAGCTGGTCTATTTGAGTATGCTTCTTGTTCTAGTTCAGAAACAATCTTGTCTCTAAGAGCATCTTCACCCTGACCTAGCTTTGATTCTAGCTCAGAATATGATGATGCCATATCTTCTGGTGATTTAAATTTCTCAGGAAGCCACTCTGGTCGATCGGACACAGGTGCTTCTGTAGCCACAGCTACTTCCACATTATCTGCTTGTTCCATTTTTTTCTACCTTTTCTGCATGTTTAATACGCCTCTCAATGAGGCCGACTAAATACCGCTGCCCCTCAAGATGCCTTAACTCGGCATCAGAAGCTGCTGGCCCTGTGACTGCTTCGATGGTGATAGAGCGTAAATACTTCAACACTTCCTGTCCATTAGGAGTGCGAAACAACGATCTTATATCTTTGGATATTTTTTCATCGTTTTGTTTAGTACGAGGAAAATTGTCAATACCTAATTGATTAGACATCCTGTCCTTGCATCATCTGTTGTTGTTGCATTTGTTGCTGTCTCATTTGCTGTGCAGCTGCTATCAACTCTTCACGATCTATTTTATCGCGTACAAGCGTATCAGGCACACCAAACTTCTTAGCAAGATGCACCGCAACATCTTCTGAGCTTACAAGTAGGTTAAGGATTTCTGGCCCAAACGTACCACCAACCAGCTGCAAGTAACGAGATATAGATGATATATCTTGATTAGCTTGCGCTTGTGCAAGAGGTGATACAGAACGAATCTTTACTTCACGCCCATTGATTGTAGGTAAATCAATGCGACCTTGCTTCTTTAATATGTAAACGACCCGCTGCAAGATTGGTTGCACCATCTCTGCTTGCAGTCTGCCAAAGGCAGAGCCAATCCGTCTGGATAGGTCAGCCATGCGTTCTGCCACTTCAGTTGCGCTAGCGGGTGTTTTGTTGGGGTCGCCAAGCATATCGTTATACAACGCTCGCTTGATGTTACTGCGCATATCCCCAAGAACTAACTGAGCAACATCAAAGTTGCCAGCATTCCTGATCGGCTGCAAACCTTGCGACCCCATAGCTTTAGGAATGATGGTTCCCGGCACAAGGTTAATTGTGTCAGTGTTAATAATACCATCATCATCCATTTGATAGATGCCAGAGATAGCCATTTGCGCATTCTCTAACACAAGCTCAATAGTCAGGTTAGTTGTCTTAATTGCAGACAATGCATTGATGAGTGGGCCACGCCCATAAATTTCACCACTAGCTTTTGACCAACGGAAACAAACATAAGGGTTTGCGCCAGTACCTTTGAACTGATCAACAACAATAGTCTCTTGTTCTGGTACGTTAATTACATAAAAGTCAAAGCGATCTTCGTTTCGCTTCTCATAGTTTCGGCAAACAATCTCAACAATTTGTACTTTGCCATCAGGATTGTTGGCTATTGCTTTGGCGGTTCTTTCTTGAAATACCGCTTTTGGATACGCCACAGGCAAATCCGAATACTTGAGAGAACGC